TCGTTTTTCACCGAACTGTTGAACCAATGCAGAATCTTTTGAACCTTTTTGTATATTGAACCTGTCTACAATGTTTTTCTTTAAGTCGGTCATTAAGACTTTATCTTCTACAGCTTTTGACTTTTTAGCAGCATCAAAGGGATCTAAAACTGATTTTTTAACTGTGTCAAAATCCTCTTTGAATACTTGTTCAAAATTTCTATATACATCGGTGGTATATGCTTGAAATCCCGATATATCTTTTTTAGTTGTAGCATTACTAACGGCTTCCTCTATTGTTCTTGCTTTCACTCTTATGGGAGATTCCTTGGCTACCGTTGCCGCTATCTCTTGCGCTCCTGTGGTTGGTTTTAAGGCTTTATTTACAATAGGTCGAGTATTTATGTTATCCATGTTTTTATTTATCTTAGGTAGACCGTCAACCCATTCTGCTTGACTTTTGATTACCTTAACTATTTCAGGATTCTCATTTATTATAGCCTTTTCTATTGCTGTCAAAGGTACATTACTCTGAATCTTGCTAAATAGCCTATTTAAGTCCGCTGTGCTTGATGGCATATTGTTTAGCTTCATTACTTTGGCAATATCCCCTGCTAAACCTATTGCAAACATATCATCTATGCCAACAAAGTCAGCAAGTGTCGACATTACATTATAAGCTTGTGGATATTTAGCTTTTAACTCTGCTGTGGTTTTTGGTGCTGCAGTTTCTATAAGTTGTGCGTTTTCTACTGTATTTTGCCCTGTTAATACATCTTTTAAGCCTGTGCCTATACCTTTGATTGCGCCTAATAATGGATTTTTACCACTATCTTGTGCCATTTTAGCACCTTCTCCACCTCTTACAGCTATTGTTGCAGGAGATTGAAGTGCGCTATTTACTGCGTTCAATGTTGCCATTACTCCCTTGCCTAAACCACTTATAATAGGATTAGTGACCTTGTTTAAACCACTAGAGATAATTTTACCTTGTGGCACAACATTCTTTTTAACACCTTTGCCTACAACTAATTGCTTTGAAGGAGTTTTCGGTATTGCTAGAGGTTCTTTAGGGTTTAAACCTAATTCTTCAGCATATACTTTTTTCTGTGCAGGTGTCATTTTGGGTATAGGCTTTATAGATTGTTTTGGTGTAGGAGTAACGCTCGGAGTATTGCTTTTTAATGGTACTTTAGGACCTTGATAATTTGCGTATTTATCAATCTTTAGCGCATCTGACATATTCGCCTTTGATACTGTTGGAGCATATCTCACCCAAGGGGTTTTAACATAGGTGGAAAACTCTGACTTTTTATATTCATCAAGGTTGTTTGGGTCTATAAGTCCTTGATCTCTGCCATACTGCCACATTGCAGACTTTTGTTCACCGGTAAGGGCATTATAATGTTGTTGTGATTTTTTGCCATGTTCCCAGGCTTTTTTTGCTTGTGATAATGTTGGCATTATAACCCCTCCCTTACCAATTCAATCCGTAGTCAGCACCGCCACCACTTGAACCACCACTACCACCACTTGACCCGCTAGACTTAGGTGCATAATATGGTTTATTAATATCATATTCTGCTTTTGATCTCTTTAATTCGTTCTCAAAGTCTATTTGATCCTGCTTTGCTCTTGCTTCTGCTGTTGCTGCCTTTTGTGCATTTTCAATTTCTTCAAGTTCTCTTATCTTCTGCTGTCTGGCTGCGGTTAACATGGATATTTGCCAATCGTTTGTGGGGTCACCGTCATTTTGTACTTTGTTTATCTCTGCTTGATAATTGTTGTAGAATTGGCTTATTGTATCTGCATATTCACCCTTGGTATTTTGCAATCTATTGTAGTCTGTGTTTTCGGTTGCTTGTTGCCTATTGTAGTCAAGGCTTGTTTGCTGTAGTTGTATATCTTGATTTCTATTGCTTTGGTTGATGTAATCTTGTAAACTTTGCGCATTCATTCCTGCTTTTGCACCTGCTACATCCGATTCATAGTTATTTAATACATTGGCTTTATCTCTTGCTATACCTGCAAAGGCTGTAGCTTCTTGTGTGCCTAGATTACCTAATGTGCCTTGTAATGCGCCCATGCGGTTCATTTCGCCTTGTGCTGCCACTCCTGACGATTGCAAACCTCTTTGTGCTAGGTATTCACTAAAACTTCTTGATTGGTTTCCGCTCGTTGATCTTGCTTGTAATCCTGCATTGTAAAAATTAGGTTTTATCTCTGCTTCTTGTGCCGATATATTGCTTAGTGCATTGTCTTTGCTTTTGCCTAGTGCTGCTATGCTGCTATCATATTTAGCCTTATTTAGTTGGTCATAAGCTGAATCGAGACCGTTTACAGCGGGGGCGTTTGCAGCGGGGGCGTTTGCCTTTTGAGTACCCATTGTTGTAACTACACCACTTTTAACAATGTCTTGTTGTGGTACAATCGCATCTTTAGTATATTGTTCATTCTCTTTTCTATATATAGAGTTTGCACTTAACTTATCATAATCTAGTGGTTTTTGCAAGTCCGTTGTATATCCTTGACCTGTGTATTTGTCTAAATAGTCCTCATTAACACTTATTACCTGACCTTGGTCGTTTTTCATTTTTACAAATCCCATGTTATCACTCCTTTAGGAATTAATAAGGAAGGCTTTTACGCCCTCCCTAAAACTTAATGTACTTATTGACATTTACTTCAATCCCTTTTTCTCTAAAATAAATCAGAAACCAAAACACGCCTACTAATTGGAATAAAAGCGATATCCCAAACATTACTAACATTACGTCAGTTCTCATATCCCAACTCCTAATTATAAAATATTTTGAATATTTAATATGTTCCGTGTCTAAATCTTTAATACTTTTAATATCTGTACGTTCTTTTGCTATGCGTTCAGCTTTGATTTCGCCTACACCATCTATTTTTAATAATTGTTCATAAGCTGACTTCTCAGGCATTTTATTTAACGCATATTTACCACCACTTAGTAGAAAAAAGGCTATTAAAACAGTATTGCAAATTAGTAATACTCCCCATTTACGCCATTGCATTTATTAAGTCGAGTATTTCTTGGTACTCGCCCTCTGTAAATTGCCCGGGATAAAGCGAATAAAGTTTATTTAATCTTGTTGTTAACCAATCTTGTGTATAACCTTGCGCTATTAAGGTTTTAAATGTATCAACCCACATTTATATCACCCCCATCAATAAATCCAATACTATTGCTGTTAAATTTATGCTATTTTCTTTTAATATTTCCACCTCTGTTTTAGGTTGTGGTGTATTATTTTCAAGGTCTATTTGTTCTTGTGTTTTCCATATGATATTAGACATCTTTAACACCTACCTCGTATAATGACTTTTCTTCTTCGTTGTAAAATCTTATTGCCACTATGTCTAATACTCCATCTGTTTTACTAGCCGATACTATTGGATTGACAGGCAGTGTTTCAACAACGATTTCTTCTGCCTTGCCATCAGGAAGTCCTGTAAAGTCGAATATCTCTACATCATCCCCTATAGTGATTGTCAACATATCCTCGTTAACTTCATAGACTGCTGTTATATCTGCTCTTTGTGGAGTTTCAATTAAATTAATCATTATTTCCACCTCCCAATTGCCATTGCATCTACCCCAACATATGCTGCTTTGCCTAATGGTGCGTATACGTATACTGTAGCTTGTGTAATTAATTGGTCGGTATGATACGCTATAATAGGTTTTGCAATATCAGAAGAAAAACCATCATGGAATACTTTTGGTGCTTCTACTGTAAATGTAGCAGGAAAAGTCCAAATAATACTGCCAAGATCACTTTGTGATGTGCCATAGCCTGATAATAAATTAGTAGCAGTCATTGTCCCATCATCAAACTTAATATATCTACCATTAGCATTAATGCCACTCTCCACTATACCGCCAAAATTAGCAAATTGTTTGCTCAACTCTGCAATAGCATTCATATTACCTTCTGCCTGTGCAGCTAGATTGTTAGGATAAGTGTATGCCAAAGTTGCCAATGTACTTAAGGCATTATCATACTCATATACAACCTCGTATGCCTTTGTATTGTCGGGACTTGTGATTGTTATTGTAGTAGTTGTAAAACTTGTAACCAATGCAGGAGTGTATTCTTTATTGCCATCATCAAGTGTAGTAACTTTTTTCAGACTTTCTATTGCCTTGATAGTTAATGCTGTGTTAGGTATTGCTATTACACCAGCTACAGGTGATGCAGTAAACTTGTAGAAAGGCTCTACATATATCGTTCCACTTGGTCTGCTTAGTATTGTCTCTATACCTTCTATTTTGCTTACTATTGGTGCTGCTAGTTGATAGATTATCTTTGTTCCTGTTAGTGCTGTTTGTGCTGCTGCTAGTGTTGCGTATGTTCCTTTTGCTACGATTAGCCCAAATGTAGAATTATCACTTGAGTATACAAATCCAATGTTTGAAATATTATCAGCATACCCATATCCTTTTATTATTTCTGATATTATATTATTAGTTAAAGTAATATTTCTGCCATATTCTACCCAATCAATAGGCTTATTTATAGAAACATAATCTATATTGACAGTTCCCGTTGTTATATTAGTTACATTAGCACTCTGCAACACATACTCCTTAGTCCTCTGTACCTTATCCCCTGCTAGTGTAATCTCATCAATCACTCCATTAGGTAGCTTTCTAAGACTAGCATTGATATAGGCTTCTGTGCCTTCGTATGGCTCGTATGCTGTGGCTACTGTGCCTTCTTCAAGTTGTATAGTATCTTTATTTGATATTAACGTTGACACTCTTACATACGAAACATTTACAGGTGTAACAAATTGCGAGCTCCCACTATAACTTATAAAATTATCACTACTATCAAAACATACAATATTTAAAAATGTACCGCTTACTTTATAGCTGGTTGACGGCAATACTTTAATTTTCCCACTATAGCAGTAAGTTGCGCTAACGGTCTTTACACCTGCATTAGAGTAATAATATCCATCTGTTGTTTTGCTCTTATCAAACAAATTCTTTCCTACACTCTTAACTCTCACATCTTCTACAGAACGCAATCCGTCAATGTAGTTGAATATCTTATCGCAAGTTGCTAAGTCAGGCTCATTCCCTGCGCCATAGAGTGTTGTAAGGTCTATTACTTGTACTTGTTGTACTTCCATGACTTTGCCATTTGCTGTGGCTGCATCTGCGTAATAGTGTCTTGGTGTTACAACGTAGTTTTCATCAGCAGTAGAGATTGTAATGGCATTTAAGGTATACCATTGGTTTTGAATTGGTGTTGCTATGGTTTTCGACTTGTCTATTGTTCCATCCAATATCAACATCATTTGAGTGCATAAGTTGTTTGTTACTCTAGCTTTAGCACTCATATAAACACTACTACCATTTTTTATATTTACTGTTGGCGTTACTTGTCTTGCTCTGGCTGAAGCAGATACCCCATCTCCAGTAATGGATAAAACCCCATTTGTTGCCGTTAGGGTTGAATCATAAGGACTCCACCCTGTAGTACCGTTCCTAAAATCACCATTAGCTACAGCATTTTGCCAGCTTCTACCCTTTAGAATACCTTGCAGTATGCCATCTTTAGCTGTGCTAGGTAGGGAGATTAGGGATGATGTTGCTTCTACTGTTGTAGAGGTTGCTTCTAATATTTCACCTTCGAGAGTTAAAACTCTACCTTTTATTTGTCCTGCCGTATCAGATAGTTTTAAGTCCATTAAACTGCCGTTAGGTATGGTTAAAGGCGCTTGACTATTTGCGTAATCTTCTGCATATTTTTTTGTGCAGGCTTGCATAGCTGTTGTTGGAGTAGGTATTATCGGACTAGACGAAAAGGTTTTTATACCTACTATTGTTTGATCACCTGTTTTTTTTACGTTTGCTGCATCTAAAGTTTCTAAATTAGGTATTAATACATCTGATATATAAGTCTTATTATCTAAACTTGCTTTGTCAAAATTCTGCTTTAATGTTGTTGCCTGTTGTAGTACTATATCAGGCAATGATTGTATGTTATTAACTGCATAGGTCGGTTTTGTTATTGCCATATTTTTCCTCCTTTAAACTTCCCCTTGGATTTCAGCATTCACAAGGAAATCTAATAATACACAAGTTTCGTTAAGTTCTGCATTTTCTAGTCTAAATTGTATTGTCGTATAATCTCTAGTGTTTATAGGCAATGCAAATGTTTGCGGATTTCTATTTGTCTTAAATGAGAATGAATTAAAGTACACGTTATCAAAGTCAAACAATATATATCGCGGTATTTTAGTTAATTGTTTAAATATATTTATCTTGTTGGTCTTAAAATATATTCTTATACTTGTCTGTACATCAGGCAGCAGTCCAACATATACCATATCACTAGTTTTTATAAACTGCATTGCGCCAAATGCGTTAAATCCTGTATCTAATTGTGCTACTATTGCTACTTCATTATCATTTAAGCCTTTCATTCGCTCTACAGTGCCTTGTGAGCCATAATAAACTACTCCATCTATATCTAGGTAACAAGTACCGCTTATGTTGTCAAAAGTGTACATAGTGTTATTGCCATAATTCCAAATATAAACCATACTACCAACATTACACCAATATTCCTTCTCACTTTGATAGTCAAATGTAATTGCGGTTGAAAGGTCTATAGCCGATAATGAATTTCTTAACCTTTCGCTGATTACCTCTGTATTTCTCTCGTCTTTTATGGAGGTTGTAAGCCATTGCCACCATGATTTACCATGAATTGTAATAGGGTTGTTGTTGACTATTTGTGCGCCGTTGTAGACTAAGTTGCCAACTACGGGGTTTAAACTTTTTACAGGGTAATCCCATGTACCAGTGGCTGAAATATATTCTGCATAGCTAAAATGTGATTCGCCCTCTTTAAATATGATCTGATAGTTTGCGTTGTTGGTTTTAATGTCTGTGATCGCGCTGTCATTTGTGCCAACGTTGGTTAAATTGAACACAGGGAAATATCCAGCATTTAATGTTCCACACCATCTACGAGTATTCTTAAAATCAGGATGTCCCCAAATAAAAACTGATGTATCATTTCCTACGCCGAATTTCATAGCATATTTATTTTTCTTGACTAAGTTTGCATGAGTAGCATCAACCTTAGTCCATGAAACAAGTACAACTTTTCCACTAATAAGAGCCGGAGTAAAGGTGAACTTGCCTAGCGTTAAATCTGTTGCCGTTGGAACTGTTACAACGCCATCTACAGTGATTGAGCCAAAGCTAGTTATGCTTTTCTCCCTTATAAAGTAATCTGTTGCTGTGCCATTAGCTATAAACTCTTGTTTCTTTTCACCTGTTAGTAAGTTTATGGGTTCGGCATCTATTCCTCCACCAGCAGGAGGTGTTGCTTCTGCTATTAGTGGTACATAAGGTACTACATTTTGGAAGGTTGTTCCGTCATATTGCTTATAGTCTACACCGTTCATAAAGTACAACTTCGATTCAAAATAAAATATTGATGTTTTAGCATCTGTTATAGTGCCTATTTCAAATACAGTACCTTCTGTGATTAAGTCGATTATCGCAATTTTATCGGTGTTAATTGCTAAATTGTATTTGTATACTTTGCCGTTATTTATAACTATAAATGAATGTTGACCGCCTATTGTACCCTCCCAGGTACCTTGCGCATCCTTTGTATTTCCAAAATCTATAAAAGTCTTATGTCCTTCTCTTTTTTGAAGTTTGAAGTCTTTTGTTATTCTATAATTAACTTGCCTTAATGCTTCTCCTAGTTCTAAACCTGTTTGCCCTACTGCTTCATTAATTCCAATGAATTGATTAATGCTTATAGGCTTTGGCGGCTTACTTGCTACATATCTTGCCATTATACATCACTCTCCGCATAGGCATCTACTATTAATATAGCCGTTGCTTTATTTCTGCATCCTCTTTTTAATTGTTCAAATTTATCTTCGAAATATTGTACTAACTCTTTTTTCTTAAATGGCGCTAATCTTGCAGCGACATAATAAACAATTGCTTGATCTGCTTTGTAATTAACTTCTGTAATATCGTTTATAGTTATTATAGTATTTGGTTCTTCCTTAAGTAAGTCTATTTTAGCTATTTCATACAACTCTTTGTGCCCCATATCTATTAACGGGATAGCTTTCTCTTGCATATCAATATAATCGGCTTCAGGTATTTGTATCCCGTCCTCTGTATACGTATTTAATAATGCTCTTGCTTTTGCGAATAAATTTATTGCTGATTCTGACATCTAATCACCTCTTTAAAAAAATAAGTAGGGAAGATGTTTAGTCCTCCCTACTATGGTGAAGCAGTTATTTCTTTGTTTCTTTTGGTTTTTCTACAGGCTTAAATCCTTCTCTTTCGAGCATAGAAAATAGGTTTTTGTTGTCGGTTTCAATGGTCTTTCCATCTTTATTTTTAAATATCATAGTCTACTCCTTTATGCGTTTAAGTGAGTGTAAACTCCCTTTGTCTTAGCTGTCAATACGAAAGCATCGTATCTAATTCTACCTTCGATAAGGTTACCGGAGATTCCAGGAGGATTGTCATGTATCTTGTAATCTTCTAGCTTGTCTGCGCCTACTGTTGATTCCGGATGACAAAGGATAAATTCAACTGTAGCAGGAAGATAAGTTGAAGGTACTGGAACTATCTTGATGCCGTCTACCATACCAACCATACCGTTGATTCTTTGATTCATTGCAACTTCTGATGCCAACATGAAGCTTGTATCTTGTTTGAGGAAGTTGTAGAAAGAATATGTGCAATAGCAAATTCTGCCATTCATAGGTACTTTGTTGTTACCGAAGTATTCAGAACCATTTAGCAATGAAAGGTAAGCGTTGTCTTTTGTGATAACTACTCCTAGTGCTGTTACTACCCCTGCTACTAGAGTTTCGCCACCTGCTGCTATTGCTGCTGTGTTCATTACTGCCAATCTGTATGTGTCGATTTCAGGGATTATCAATTCGTCTGTTTGTCTAGCAAGTATCTTACCGGATTCCATAACACCTTGAGTATCATCCATGAATTTCTTGTCATTGATTATTGAGAATGCTCTGTCTTTTGCTATTAACATTGTTTGGATTGTGTTTGCTGCGTCAGCTGGTGTACCGTATCTTGCTGTACCGTTAGCTGTCATTACATAATCGCCTAATGCGGTTGTGCTTACTGAATATACATTAATTGTGTTAACCCCTGCCCATGTATAGTCCTTGTTTATAGCTGCTTCTGTCAATGATTTAAGTTTAAATCTTTCTGCTACCTTCTTTTCGTACTTTGATGCATAATTCATAGCCATTTAGTTGTCCTCCTTAAAGTAAAAACCCTATTTGATTGAATTAAATCCTATTTCAAATGGGTCCGTTGATTGTATTTCCATACTGCCATGTGCGGTTACACTCCCTACAGGAGCTTTCTTCGCATTCTCTGCGTTTTGTTTTAATAGTTTTAGTTCATTTTTGATTGCTTGGTTTTCGTGCCACATCATACAGTCCGAAAGGCTTTTATTTGTCTTAGTTTGATATTCCCAAACTTCCTTAGGTATCTCGTTTGGCTTAACATCAGGGTAAGCAGTAACAAATTCTTCAAAATCTTTAGCTTGTTTATCCTTATCAGCTTTGGTTTGCTGTTCAAGATTAAGTCTGCTTTCAATCTGATTAGTCTTTTGCTCTGTCTTGTATAACCTTTCGGCAATCTCATAAGGCACATTGTCTTTGTCTGCTAGTGCTTGTATCTCTGCTTGCTCGTCTGCTTGTTGCCAATGTTCTACTATTTGGTCAACTGTCATGTTATTGGCTTTTGCTAATTTCTCAACATATGCCAATGCAGGAGATTTCTCTAAACCTTGCAGTTTTTCATACACCTTGTCGTAGTTTTTACCTTTCTGCGCAAGTTCGGTAATGGTGGGTAAATCCACTTCTTCTTCAAGGTGATTGTGTTTAAGTTTGAATTTCTGTTCTGTCACTTCCTGTTTCAGTTCGGTTGATGGTGTTTCAACTTTCACTTCTTCTGTTGCTATCTCTTCTGCCTGTGGTTGGGCAGTATCTCCAAAGTCATCTTCAAAGGAATCATTGCTAGGTGTTTCGTCAAATCCTTCATCCTCTGCAAATAGTTGGAGATCCATTTTAAATTCGTTCATATATCCTTCTTTCTGCGCTATGGTTGGCGCAATATAAAAGCACCCATTTTATGAGTGCTTAGAATCATTTTTAAGCCATTATTTTTATTGAGGTGGTAGTTTACTATTGCCCTCTTTTACTGTTGTTTGTATATCTTGTTGCATCAGCTTCATAATAGTGGCCTCTTGCTGTTCTGGTGGCAATGACATTATCTTTTGTTTTATTTCTGGTGGTTGTGAATCAAGCCATTGCGCAAGTTGTTCATATTGCTGTTCTTGACCTTGCATTTGTTCTTGTTGCATTTGTCCTTGTTGTTGTGCTTGTGCTTGTTGCATTTGTTCCATCTTAGTTTTTAGCTTATCTATCAGTTCTTCATTCTTATATGATTCAGGTAAACTTTCAAGATAAGTAATCATATCAAATAATGGGTCTTTCATACCTAATAAATTGTCTAACATTTCTACTTGTGCCATTTCTGACCAATAAGTGCTAGGTCCTACGTCACATCTAACATTTAGCCACATATTTTTAAATACACTAAAGTCATATGTTTCAACTACCTTCTGACCTTCCCTAGTGATTACAATAGGTCTTGAACCATAATAGGTGCCCATCATGTCTATTAAGATCCTGCCGATATCCTCTATCCACTCATACATATTACTTTGTGGGTTGTCTAAAGGTATACTAGCCTGTTTAACTGTAATTGCTATACTTCTACCACTTGCTTGTTCAGGGTTAACATTCCCCATCATGCTATCATTAATACCTAATGTTTCTTTTAGATACTGTATTGCTAATTCTATTACCGTTATGATTTGCGCTGACATTTGAGCAGGGTTCATGTATGCTGCTACATTATTTACACTTTCGCCAGGCGCCATGTTTTTAATGCCTATTGCTTCACCTACTCCGTCATCCCAACCACTTATTAAATCTGCATTGTAAATTACCTTGGGAAATGCAGTCTTATCAAGGTGAAACATTATCTTTGCAAACATTCTATTAATAAATATCTGTGTTGGTATAATTCCAAAACAAGTACCTCTACCATGATAGCAATTCTTTTGCTTCTCCCAATTCGCCCATGCTATAGGGTAATGCGACAAACCTGTATCAATGTCTTTATAAATGTACGCTGATTCTGTGCATTTTGTAACATGAATTGTTTTAGTTTTGGGATCGTATTTGTATAGTAAGAAATATAAAGCCTTGCCATTATCATCAGCTTCTAATTCTATCTTTGCGCTATCTCCTGCTTCATTATTGTAGTTTTGGTCTGATGTGATATTCTCGCCGTCTTGCTCCTTGTATAGCTTTGCTTCAGCTATTAAATTTGCGACCATGTCACGACCACTAATACCTACATAAGGTTGTACTTTTACATCTATTTTAGGATTATTAGCATTGCCTAAGAATACATTTGTTCCGTCTACTAACTCAAACTCTATTTCGCCCTCTATGTTCGCGAATGCACCGCCATACGGTATCTTTGTTTTATCAAAATACATATGAGCGCAAGTATCACCCATGATTGAAGCGTCAAAACAAGCATCACGATAGCGATTTTCCATCTTGAATTTTTCGAACAAGTTGTCAATCTCTGCTGTTGCTATCTCACTTGCGTTTGTATCGGGGTTGTTATCATCATCAGCATATGCAAGAGGTTCTAGTTTTAACTTGACCTTACTTGAAGTCATAAAAGCTACAAAATAGGTTATAACTCTCTTGATATAGTTGAATACTGGTGCAGGAAAGTCCTCGCTTTCTAAGTTGCGCCATTGCTTATCGTTGAAGAAGTCTATTGAAGTATTTACTGCATCATAATAGTTAGGCTTTAATCTGTTATTAAACTTTACGCCATCAAGGTATTTCTGCCAATCTTGTACTTTATCACCAGTGTATTTACTCATCTAATCACTTCCTTTTTCCCATTGCTGTATTAATATCGTAATTTAATATAGCTTCAAAACTTTTATTCTTGCGTTCTATCTCTCTTTGTTTCTCCATGTCTATTTCAAGCGGTTTCTTACGTTGTCCTAGCCTATACCCTAAGTAGAATATGCCTGTTAGGGTAAAAGAAAAGAACAACATTGCTGTTGCTCCTATTAAGTAACTCATTTAATTCCTCCTATCCGAAAAATCCTTTTGGTACCTTAGTCATGTTTGATATATCTTTGTTGTACTTTTCTGTAGGTGTTAGGTCATCATACGGGTCTTTCTCTTCCTTCTTATCAAACAGTCTATACTTCATGCGTTCAGCAAGTCCTGTTGTTCCGTCTGCTGCGTCGTCATGTTTGTTCTTACCTAGCCTTATATATGAAGTCATTTGTCGCATATACCTATCATACATTGAACCTGGTTCATAGTCGCTTCTAAAGTAAAAGTATTCTTTTATATATCCTGCTGACATCATTATTCTAGTTTCTTTATTCGTAGTTGTGTTCCTTGTTATCACAGAACATGGACTCTTACTTCTTATCAACGCTCTTACATTCCTTGCATATCCATACCCACCGTTGTTAGACTCTATCTCCATAACATCAGCTTTAGTGTCTATTATTTGGGTTGCTACTAAAGGCTCAGTTATTTCAACACCATCTTGCGTGAATATCACATCAGTTATATAAGTATGCTCTCCAAATCTTTTACCAACCACACTACATAGGTAATCTTCGCCCTTATCTGCTGTATCTGTAAAGCCTACAATGCCGTCTGGCTTCTTTGTTGCTAGGTCTTTAATAGTAAACCTATTGAGTGATTCTACGGGGAATAACAAGCCCTTGGACTCTATAGGGCATTGCATAAATTCAGCTTCCCATATAAACTCCTCTGTGATCCTCTTAATATCTAAATACTCTGCTGTTGTTTTGACTTCTTCACAGAATGTTTCACCTTTGTCATTCAATGCAGGTATATTAATAACCTTCATGTTAGGCTTATATGCTTCACTGTATGGGTCTGTTAGTCTTCCTATTGGATCTTTCTTCGTCCATCTAGTAGCTATGTGTATTTCGGGACAGCCTGTTTCTAATCTTGACAAGTGTGTTGACGTGTACCAATTCCATACATTCTCAATTACCGTTTCGCTTAGTGCTTCCTCTATGTTTTTAATAGGATCATCAAGTATCGCTATAGTCTTGCATCCAAAACCTGTAATAGGTCCACCAACACCAGCACAAAAGTATGCAGGTTGTGTTCTATTATTCAATATCCAGTTGTCTACAGCGCCCCTTGCAATTATAGTAGGAAATACTTTCTTATACTTCTCGCTTGGTATTATACCATCTCTTATATCTTTACTAAACTTTTCAGCTAGTTTTGC